ATCAGTCACACCCCCTAGAAACTCCCCCTGATGGTCATACGAAACGTAGAAAACATGCTCATGACCATCGTCGGCCTTAGCAGTGCGCCCTTCAATAATTGGGGGTATGTCAATCTCTAGCTTAGTGGGAGTCTTAACCACCATAGCCTCTAGAGACAGACCGTTGATCTTTCCGGATTTGACAGAATGCCAAGTATCGTCATGGGGAATGTGAATCCCCACAACCCAGGACCCTTCAACCGGAAAAGTTTGATCTCCCTTGCGGGAGAGAAAGGATTCTACAACAGAAACCCCAGGAACTACTTGGTTATTGTGTTGTACATCAATTTGACCAAGCTTCTTCTCTTTCATGAACTTGTAAGCCATCTCACGGATAGCTTTACGGTCCATGAACTCCCCGTCACTGTCTGGGACGTTTGGGACGTAGACTTCGGCCCAAACAATACGTTGCTCTTCGGATTCTGCCTTAAAAGTAACAACTGGCATCAGGTAGCCTCCTGTTCCTCCCTGGAACAATAAGACTACCTAAGAGGTTAGCCAAATATCTTTCTAGCTTCTTCCTCTGTCAGACCAAGGGTCTCTACCGCATACTTGATGGTGTCTTGGTATGCCTGGGAAGACTTGAACCGCTTATCACCGGCAGACAGGATTTCCTCATGTAAAGAGGCATCCTGTTTTTCCCCTGACTCATCTAGATAAAAGAAGGATTCTCCCATCACAAATTCCTGCTATAGGATATGTAATTCGTAAACCTACGCATGACCTCTGGATTAGAGAAATCCAGTACTCCATCCCAAGACAAACTTCTAAGAAGTTCCCTACCCCACTTCTTGATATCTGCTATAGCCCACAGGGCTTGTGCATCACCTTCTTTCAGCCTTTTGAGTGCAGCCGTCACCACATCATAAACATCATTGGGTAGATCCATGGTTTGCATGATTCGGTTTTCCAACCGAGCCAGGAAGTAGGACCTCGGTCCCAATTGACCAGCATCGGGAAGCCAACCATACCGAGCCCACGCATAGGACCCCATATCAATATTGGCTTGCAGGGAGATCTTGGTAATGCCCAACCGGTCCAGGACTGGAATCCAAGACCTAAGAATCTGCTTCATCAATCCCTGAGCTTGGGTAGAAGAAGGAACTACGGCAAGGTCCACATGCAATTCATTTACCCGTGGCTTCAGGGTTAGATGCAACTGCCCCGACTCTCGGGACCCAAAGAGCGGACCATCATAGTTGAAGACCAGTTCCCTGGAAGAGAAGAACACCTCGGCAGGGAACCTCCCAGTCCCCGGATTCATAGCCATTACCTTGAGCATGTCTTCCTTGCTCAAACCCATCAGGTCCTGATAGGTCTTGAAGAAGTCCTGACCATTCCCGTACTGATTCCAGTAATCCACAATGGCTTTGGCTTGCTCTGCCGGGGGGCCAAAGAACCCAGAAGTAATACTGGCAAAGGCTAACAACTCCTCCTGGGTAAGATGAGTCGGTGCGGATGGAGTCTTGCCAAAGGCAGCTTGGTACGAAGCCGTGTCTTCTATCCGTGGGACCTTATCTACGTGAACCAGAAGTCCCCGGCAGTTTGGATGGTAAGGAGGTATGTGCCAGTTATTGGCAACCAGTTGCTGGGAAGACATCTCCTTGAGTGAGGCAAGGGACTCGGCATCCTGCTTAGGCCAGGGTTGAAGAAGCTTCAACATCTCCGGGTCTTCGGTAGCCAGGATGGTGTTCAGGGCATCGGAGGCTTCCCGCACCTGAAAGGTCTTTCCGTGCATCTCGGCACACACCGGACAGATCCGGTTGTCCAACTGCTCAGAGACCGCATAGGTCTCCACTCCCAGGATGTCGGCTTCCATCGTAAAGCCATAGGCCGACACTCGGGAGGTGTGCAGGGATGAAATCAATTGCAACATCCGGTCCCCTTCTTTCTTGAAGGAGACGAATTCCTGAGTAAGGATGGGCTCCTCAGCCTTCTTGACCTTGAGGGCTTCCTTCTCCGATTCCCCAAACAGGGTATCCGATTGGGAAGCTTGATGGTCAGCAATGACCTGAAGGAGTTTGCGTTGCAGTTGGAAGGTCAGGTTGAACCGAATGAACTTGCTGAGTAGCTTGAGAGTATTCTGAATGGTGGGCTCAAGATTCGTTGAGCCTATCATTGCATCCCTCACACTCTCCCGTCTGGAGAGTCGGGAAGCCCCGAAGAAGAGTGCCGAGTAGGCTAGATACCTGAGGGCTGGCAGGTTGTCGGTAACGATGGAGTCCAATGACAGAGCATTGGCTACCACATAAGCTTCTGGAACCTTGCCATCATCTAGGAGGGATCGAACATCCCCAGAAACTTGAAGAAAGATCCTGTTCCAGGAATCCTGAAGCTTGTCAGTAAGGGACTTCTCCAGGGCTAAAAACGCTTCGGCTTTGACCGGCATGGTCAGTCATCATCTTTGAGGATTTTATCGAGTATAACAATATCCCCAGTAGATGTTCTCCACTCCTCCATACCAGCAACCTTAGCCCCTATGGCTTTAGGCTTTGGTTTGTACTTCAGCATGGATATCTGAGATTCGGGAATCTTCTTGAACCCTGCCGTATCATTGAAGATGAACAAAGGATCACTTGGACCACCGGCAGCTTCTCTAAACGCAAACCACCGTTTCATATACTGCATTTTGAAAGAATCAACTTCTTCTGGAGAAAGCTTTCTTCTGTAGGTACGACCTAATGGGTTTCCTTCAAACCCAGGAACATACCCAAAAGGCTCCCATTCAGAAGCAGGAATCTTTTCCATGCTATGCAATCTATAGTCACTGGGAGGATCACCAAAAGTACCTCTCTCAATCCTAACCCCAGTACGAATCATATCCACCAAAGAAGACGTTGATATTGAGCCACCCTCATTAGCAGTCCAAGGCTTATCTGCCCCAGCCCCAGTATGAGCAGCATCCTCCAAAGTATCCACAGAGATCTTGTCATTCAAAAACCGGTGAGCAATCTTCATTGCCCTAAAAATATCCCTGGCAATCTGTTTGTTAGTAGTGAAGGAGATGGTGTTAGATGTTCCACCACCTAAACCCTTACCACTGAACTGACTCAACTCATCCCGAGTCTTAAGACCCAAGGCAAGAACTGAATCTCTAGCCGTAGTTACATGGTACAACTCGGGGGGAAGCTCACGGACATTCTTGATATCATGTGTCCCCATCTCAGTGTAGGACCAGCCCTCTCTATAAGCATCCGTTATAGGGACTTGTCCTCTGGCAACAGCCTGAGTCATCTGAGCCTGCCATGCTTTTTCTGCGGTGCGATAAGCCTCCATTTCCTGATAGTCTTTTTCTCCTATATCACCGTACTTACCAGTACCAGTGTAATAGTCTTCAAACTTAGGTCTTGGTCCTAACTTAGGAGCAAACTGACCACCCTTACCCCCAGGTGTACCTGCGGGATGATGATTAGGATTAGCTTTGAGAATGCGTGAATACATCACGCAAAGACTTCACCATGAAATAGTCGCATCCTGTTACGGAATTGATGCGGGGTTAGATACTCAAGGAAAGTCTTCTTATCTTCCAGCCCATACCGTTCATACCGGGCATATTGACCAGTAGGGGTTCTTTCAAACTCGTTTTCAATCCGCTCCCCAGTCATAGGATCTGTAGAAGCATAAACACCCTTTTTAGGTGGGGTGTATTTCATCCCAGCCGAAGATAACCTACCACCCCCCTTAGAAGGCCCGGTAGTAAATCGACCTGTCTTAGGGTCATGGTAGGGGTTGGCTTTTAGAACCCTAGTGAAGTAACTCATCTCACCACCCCGCCGCCCTGATCTTCTTAGCCGCCTTACGCTGAGCCGCCGACAAGGCTACCTTCTTCCAATTCTCACCAACCTTTGCCTCAAGGATATCCTTGGTGTAAACCGAACCCATCTCGGTATAGTCTCCATACACCTTGGCATACCGGGTATTACCCTTGCCATTGTCAATCAGGTCGGCTTCCCACCCGTTCCTCAACAGAACTCGGGACCCCTTCTTCAGATCGTTAGCCCGGACCAAGCCACGGGACTCGACCTCTTCCCGATCCATGTCATCCCTAAGCTTCTTGGCTAGCTTCTTGTCCCCCGCAGCCTCAGCGGCAAGGATCTTCTGATCGTACTCAGCATAGTTAGGTACTTGAGCACTAGACAGACTATTAGTAGAAACAGAACTGCCACCACTAAAACTAGATGTCCCCCCAGACCCAGAAGTAAATTTCCCAGATTTAGGGTCATGGTACGGATTGAATTTCAGTACGTTAGTGAAGGTAGTCATTAGTCAAAATCCTCTGAATTCACCAAACCAGGACCCATGTAATCAGGGCAAGAGACACGGAAATCGTACCACTTGATGGTGAGATCTTCAGTGTCGGCATTTGACTTGTGTTGGGGGCAATCCCACTGCTCACAGGGAGCACTACAGAAGGCAAAGTGGTTCATTTCTTACGTCTCTTCTTCCAACAATCCCAACAAATTATGCCACTGCTGAGTAAGAAGAAGATGCCCACGATGGCAAACGTCACCATCCCCCATATTTCAAGCCAATAGATTTGGGCATCTATAGCAACATTTTGCATGGAAATAGCGTACAACTTCCTAACCCTTTGGATTAGAAGGTCCTACCCACTCATCATTGACAATCCAGCCTTTCTCAACTGCATACCGGTAGACCGGCAGAGTCCTGAACTGCTCTAAATCGGTAACCAGACTGAAGAAGGCAGGGGACTTATAGGCAGGAAGGTCCCACCGAGTCTTGGTCCAGTCAGCATTAGTGAGATCTTGATCTAAATGGTATGACATATTAGCCCTCATGATCTCCACTTTTTCCACATGTCCTCTACCGATTGAACTCGGTACGCTTCTGCCGCAGCCTCTAGTCTAGAAGCAATAGCCGGCAGACTCTCTCGGAACTCATCGTACTGCCCGCTGACCACTCCGTTGTAGACCACCATGGCCGGCTGAAGACGTTCTATTTGTGGGCTACTTTCATTGAAGTTGAGGTTCTTATTATTCCAGTTTTCTACCATGTTTAGTGAAATAGCATCTCTGTAATTGCTAGACACCTTAACAGCATCAGACGTAATAACTTGCTGCTGATATTCTGGAAGCAATTGAGCAGACATCTTGTACAACATGTCGTTATCGTACTCTCCATAGGTACGGTTCCAGGCCACATAGTTAGCCTGTAGCTTTCCTCCAAGTACCACCATCTCCTCTTCAGCTTTACATCCCCAACCAGTTTCAGATGTACTCAGAATACGATCCGCAGGTACCTTTGTAATAAGAACTACCCCAGACCTATCAAGCTTTGCATTAACTGGGGTACCAGGAGAAATGGGTATGGCGGGAGTAAAGGAAGAAGCAACAAAGGAGGAATAAGCAAAGGAAGAAGCTGGTTGCATATCAAACTCAGCAGACCCAACCTTCACCGTACCTACAGAATAGGGATACAACTTTGGAATACCACTGTCATTAGAAATGTATTGCCCCCTACCAAACTTGGTAAAAGAAGTGGTCTTCAACGGTTTTCCTAATGCCTCTTGGGGAAGACCTACTCCCCGGAACAAATACACCTCTGTGATGCCATGCTTCTTAAAAAACTCCTGGGTAGCTTCGTACTGATACCGGACAAACTTCTGATACACCTTTCCCCAAGTGTCATACATCTCCCTTGCCTGCTTGTAAGCAGCACCTTTTCCAATCAGATACTTCACACTACTGACACCAGTATCGAACTCTAAGGCTACGGCAAGTTGCATGGCAATGGACCCAGGATTGTTGTCACCTGAAGATTGTGCCCACTGATGTACCCACCCATAAACTGATTGGTTTAAGGATCTTTCCCAAAATCTATTTTCAACAGATTTACCACCATCCTCCATCATAGAGTGCATTCGTTTAGCTAGGTCACCAGCTAACCGACCTTCAGAACCCCCTAAAGAATCGGTATCAGCCAAGAGGGTCAAATTATGAAATAAAGACTTGAATTGCTCAGGCATGTATAGAGACTCATATCCATGCCTAACTAACTCTTTTGCAAAAGGCAATGCCTGCTCATCTGCCAGACCATAAACTTCAGAAATGGCTTTTAGTATTGTATTAGTTAATTGGTTTTTCCTATCTAGTTCCCCTCCCTGTAACAAATGAACTGGAACATTGAATTTATTATCTACAAGCTTAACGATAGACTCATACACATCATCTATATTAGTAAAGACTATACCATGATGCTCTTTCATGGCATCTTTGTACAAGTTAAGACCCTCAGGGTCATTCATGAACTTCTGCACCAATAACTTTTGCACACGGATCTTTGCTTTTGACCCGTCCTCATCACCATCGGTGTTATACCCTCCACTGGTACCAAACAGGTCTTGAAAATCCTTCAACTGCTTTTGAGCTTTATTTATGTCAGCCGAAGAGATCTGTCCTGCATCATTTGCTGAGCAGAACTGCCCCCCTTTCGGGGACCCCGCCGGTTGGTGGCACTTGTTGTACTTGAGAACCGTGGCATAGTCCTCAGCCGCCTCCCGCCGTCTCTGTACTCCCCGTGCAATTGAGTGCAATTGATCTAACCGCAAAGAGGCTAGGTTCACCTCAGGATCACTGTTCTTTGGTACCTTCGGGGGGTTGGCTATACCGTCTTTGATTTCTTGTCGGATCTTATCCAGGCCCCCCAACATCCGATCAGCCTTCTCCAGGGTAGTACCCCACTTAGATACAGTGAGGGTAATGAGACCCATGTCGTGAAGTACGGCATTGATGAGGTAGCTTTGTGCAGCCCCAAGTTCATTACGGTTGGTCCAGAACTCATGTCCCAGGTTGGCTACACCCAACCGTTTCTTGAGGGCATTCTCAGCCATGTACTGAGTCAGGCTCCTGATGAATTCAGTTGCACTACGGATGTCGGGGATTACCCCAGGTAGCTCAGACGATGAAGGGACCTTAGCCCCAAACAAAGAGCCGTCTTCCGTACAAGCAAAGACCCCCTTTAGGCCAGCCTGACTAGCCATCACAAGATCACCGTCAGATAATCCGGGCCACCGAACCCCAGGATGATTGTGAGTGAGGTAGCCCCCCTTCATCTTGGCTACCTGCTCACCATTGAAACTTACATGATTGCTTTGGCCTTGCTGGGAGAAGATAGGCTCCCCATCCTCACCAAAGACTACGGCTGACTCGGTATTGCTCTTCTTCTGCCGTTGAAGAAGCCAGCCATTGAACCCCTCAAGAGACTTGGATATTAGGGGGGATAGCCCACCAGTAGAACAGAACTGACCCCCTTTCGGGCTACCGGCTGGCTCATGACAAGGATTAGACTTCTGTACAGAAGTAATCGTGGCTAGACGTTTTCTGCATCTAGAAAGAACTTCCTTAGATACCAGGATCATTGACTTAAAGCCTTATCTAGATCAGCCCAAAGTTCATTGGACTTCTTAAGGATGCTATTCTGAAATTCCTCTCTAGTATTAGGTAGTTTAATCTGCTTTTCTCTAATAACAAACGCCTCAGCAATCATCTCAGATATGTGTTCTTGTCCATACGGAGTTGTGAAGTAATTCCACAATTCTCCTTTGGGTATATGCTTTTCTAACAACTCTTGATACTTATCCGACCCAAGCTTATCTAACACCTGACCATCTAGTATGTGTCCTATCTCATGTAAGACAGTACCCTCTTTTGATGGATCAGAAATCAGACCATCCCACTCCTTTTTTCTGCTTTCCCAAAACGCATCACTATTCCACATCTTTGAGTTAAGCAGTAGTTTGGTTCTAGATTTTGTAGCCAATACATTATCCAGACTAGCTATAAAATCTGATATCTCCACCTTAACCTTCTTAAGGTGTGGGTACCGTTCACCCAAACTATTAAGGATATTCTGCTCAAACCCAACACTACAAAACTGACCACCTTTAGGGCTCCCCGCAGGTTCATGGCAGGGATTGCTCTTCAAAATGCTGTTGTATTCTTTCTTCTCTGCTACCAGGAAAGCCGTATTACCATCGTCCCAATGAACCCTAATAAGCTCAGATTCTTTCTGTGAACACGGAGTAAAGTCAGCCTTGATATAGGCTACGGTAGCTGGCTTACCACTGACTGTAGTGTGCTCAATCATTGTCTACGGGGCCTTCCAATTCCCCAAGTACTGATCCATCACCTTCTTGTCTTTAGAGTACTTATCAACAACCTTAAAAAGCTCAGTCCACACAGACCGCTTAGGAATAGAAGACCAACTATTTACCATCAAAGACCCATATTCAGCTAAGGTTTCATGAAAAGCCTGAAGAGTGGTTGCCTCACCGTTTTTATAAGCCCCCCACCAGTCCCTACTATAGGCAGTTATCCCATCTTCTTTCTCAAACCTAGCCTTAGACTTGTTTACATACGCCTTACGAAAGGCAGGTATTAGAGGGTAGTTCTTCTTCAGATAATCCTGATTTTTAGGGTCATCAAAATTATAATCGGAAACAAACTTCATCCGAAGCTCTTTTATCTGTTCTTCGTAACTGTTAATGACTGCCTGAAACTTGTGGTGCATTATCTCATGAGCAATGAGATTTCTAGCACCAGTATCCGTATCAAGCATAGTATCAAGATAGACTTCAATTGACCCTCTAACTGAAGGGGTGTCGGAAGTTGTATAAGCTAACCCACCTGTTCTATACCGTTTACCATTTACCTCAAAATAGGTTATCCCACTTATGATGTAGATCTTTTCAAGAGGAAAACCCCAAATCTTTGCTTCACTCTCAATTTGATACAACCGCAACTGAATTTTTTGCCCATACTCAGTAGAGGTATCTACATCAAGATATTTTTCAGCTATCCACATACCCCCTTTGCTTCTTGGAGTAATAGCATTACTTCCCCCATAGATACCGGTATCCCCATACAAAGAATCCCCAGAAGAACAGAACTGACCCCCGGTACCATCAGGACTACCGGCAGGTAAATGACAGTCGTTGCTCTTGAGGATCTGGAGATACATTACCAAGAGAAGGGTCTACTTGGGTCCAATAATCTCTTGGCTTGGTCCAGTGCCATAAGAACTTCCGGGTTAGCCGGCATCTGCTCAAGCTCAGCAATCCAAGCCTGAATCTCAACCTTGGAGGAGAAAGAATTAACCGGAGGGTCAATCAGAATGTAACCATCAGTTGCTGGTTTCATAACAGCCTCAGTTAAACACAGAGCGTGGGATCAACTGTTCATTGAACAACTTTGCTTTGCTCATCTCTGACTTAATGTCTTCTGGAGCATTCTTAATGGAGTTAGCAAGAGCCCCAAAGAATTGAGACTTAAGTTTGCTTCTAACATCGTCATCAAGAAAGTCATGAACTCTCTGTAAATAAGGAGAGGCTGACTTCCTTTCGTACTTGAAAAACCCAAGGTCAGACAAGGACTCCATAATCAAATCAACATGCAACAAACTGGCAACCGTAGGGGTGATATTCCCCATCATTACATTGAAACCAATTTGCTGCTCATAAAAAGAATCAGCTAATTTCTGAGTCCCATAAATGAAAGGATGGTTAGTTTGGTCTAGTAGGGAAGCATTTGGGATAGCCCGATAGACCCCATCATTGGAAACAGCCTCTACGGCAGCTAACTGACAGGTCCCAGCAAACAGGATGTCCTGTATAGACAAAGACCCACCAGAAGGATGATTGTGTACCATCACACACCGGGGAAACATTGCCATCTCATCTTTAGTGAATTCAATGGAAGAGGCTTCCCCATCCTTGGCAAAAAAAGGTCTGCCGTCAGGACCAACAACGACTCCGTGTTCCTTGCCATCCTGGTAGCTCAATACCTCATCTCTGGCAGACGCTATAGCCTCTTCCATCTTGGGAGTGATAGCTGAATCTTTTGACGTTCCACTTCCTGGCCCATGAGTAAATCGCCCTGTCCTGGGATCATGGTAGGGATTGGCCTTGATAATAGAAACGAACTCCTTAGAGGTTGATTGCACTATCTTCACTCCAAGTTTCTTGGCAGCATTCAAAGCAGATTTGGTCAAGGTCATACCTGAGGGAACAGTAATTGACTCAATATCACCAGCCCATATCTGTCCATGAATCTGGGCTTCTATGTACGGTGTCTTAACAATATTGTGTACCTCAGACAGTGTTTTTGCCTTGGCAAGCTTCTGGAACATGCGTGTATATTCAGCTTTGGTGTTTCCCCTAACAGGCAACCCGTCTTGACCCCGAGAGGTAGTGAGCATGTACCGAAGGGGGACCATAGAAGAAAGGTTCATACTTTGAAGAGGCACTGGTTGGAAAGTTGGAATACCCATTGCCCCAGAGTTTTTAACTCTGCCTGGATTCAAAGAGTCTTCTAACACCCGCAAACTATCACCAACAGTGTAGGTAACCCTCTCTCTAACAGAGGGTTTTAGTTTAATGTCCACCCGACCATATTGGCCCGCCGAATTGTAAGGGTCATCCTTTGTCTGAAGATATCCATAAGAAGGACGATTCTCCAAATCCTTGTACGGGTCCCTACTTAAACCAAATAGGACATTCTCTCTCTGCGCCCTGACCTTTTTATTTTTGGCCCCTGAAGAAGTCGTAGTATCAAACTGAGTAAGCATACGACCACCACGCCGAAGCATATCCTCCACAGATCTGAGTGTCATTCTGCGGATATGAACCTCAGAAGCGTCTATTAGCTTCCGGAGATTATCCTCGGCATCCTTAGCTAACTCTTCCAACCCATAGTGGGAAATAATCTTGCGTAGATTTTCCTCCCGCCATGCAATTTCCTCTCTTGCCTTTCCCTGAGTTACATCTAATGCCGTTAGTCTAGGAGCCTGTCCTTGTTGAGAACAAAACTGACCACCACCCTGACCAGGAGGGTTGTGACAAGAATTGCCTTTAAGGATCGTGGCATACATCAGTTCATGTGCTCCCTACAGCACCCGGCAATCTCAGCCAAGCCTTCTGGGTCTGCCCCCAGAAGCCGGAACTCTTTGGCAGCAAGCATGTTGTCAAAGATCTTCTTGTACGGGTCCCGCAGAGCATCGACCTGAGATAGGGTCTCAAGCTTCTCGATATGGGAGAGGTCCCCAGGCTCAAGCCCAACAGCCACGGTCCACCGGTTGACCAGATCCAAGATCTCTTCCGGGGGGATCTCATTCTTCTGCACTGTCTGCCGCCGATCCGGTTCCTTGTTCCTCATGGGCTCGACATCATTCCGGACATTGGCCTTCCCACCCGGCTGAGTGCCTTCGCCCTTCTCAGGAACCTTCGGACCCATTGCCATCTCCCGAGCCTTGTCCTCTGCCTCCTTGCTGTACTTGAGGTTGAGACTAGTGATCTCATTCATCTTGCCAACGAACTCCTCACCATCAACCTTGTCTGCACTTAACTGCATTGCCTGCAACTGAAGATCGACGTTACGAAGGTTGACTGGCTTACTGACGAACTTGTACTTCTTTGACCCAATGTCAGGGAGCAGCTTCTTGGTAATGACCTCATCGAACTCCAACCTCTCAGGAGCAAACACCTGAGCCTCAGTCACCATGTAACTGGTCATGGCAGTAGCAAAGTTAAGGTCGGTAGCCTTACCCAGGAAAAGGGTGGGCAGACGGAAGGCAGTACGAACATGCTCTTCGCAGTTGCCGTCATAGCCTTGGAACATGCTGTCCTGAGACCGGAAGTCACCGAACCGCTCAGTGTTCACCTTCACTTGCCCCGCCGAATCGAGAGTGCCTGAACTTGATTGCACTTCCACCACAGCAATACGGTTCTTGGTCTTTGCTGCACCAGAGAAGAAGGCTTGCAGTTGGTCCCGCACATCCTCGGTCAACATACCACCCTGGACAAAGACAACAGCCGGGGGGACACCTCCAGAGTCAAAGAACTCCAGGTTGAACTCCTCAGCTTTACGGGACCCCAGGATACTGGGCAGTTGGTTGATCCACCGGGGAACACCATACGGAGACTTGGCTTCCTTTTGACAAGTGAAGTACAGAACCTCCGAAGCCGTCTCTTCCGGAGTAAGCGTTTCCCCCGGCTTAGCCCAGAACCCAGTACTCCGATTCAGGGTCCGCTGAGAACCAAACTCTTTGAAGAAGATGTTCTTGGTACCGACCTTCTGAATGAACCTGCGTTCACGGACCCAGTACATAGCTTCGAACTGAACTCCGTCCCGATCTATGGTGCGAGATACTTGAACAGGATCGTCCAGACGGACCAGCCGCATATCCAGCCCATCAAGATATCGAAGGAGCGTCACCTTACCTTCCAGGTTACGCATCACTTCCATGTACGCAACGCCAATACTCTCCAGGTCATACCGCATTCGGCGACGAATGGAGATGAAGGACTCATCCGGGAAAGGCTCGTTAAAGAAAGCCGTCAACATAGCTTTCTCTGCCTCATCATCCCCAGATTTAGGGTCAATTAATTCGAAGGTGTGCCCGGTGCCGTCAATATTCACTTCCATGGCCGAAATACACTGGGCCAGGGTGTTGTTGCGGGTAACCAGGGCAGAAAGAGTAGAAAGGGTGTAGGGAGGGGCAATTACCGCAGTGGCAGGATTGAGTAATCCTTCACCATAATTTGACAGAAACTCATCCTCTGCCGCCAAATTGTTATTGACAACCAAAGTTTTGGTGTCTTTTTTGAGTACTTTCCTCCCAAAAGTTACGTGGCTTTGTCTTTTAGGAATTAGCGTTTCTGTTGACATGCCGGGTCCCTCTGCTCAATGAGGTAAGGATATATCTCCCGGTCTGGCTTGGAAAGCAATCACTTCTTGATCTTCTTCATCTCCCCCAGGTTCTTGCCAATTTCACCGTCTACCGTGAATTGCAGTTGGGGAGCCCAGCCGATTTCCTTGAACGGAAGATTCTCCATCACCTCTCGGTTTCTCTGCTCATACTCCTCCCATTTATCCTCCGGGACATAGGACAAAAGTTGGTCATGCACCATGCCAATTACGGGGACTTCCTTAAGCCATCCCCGTTTCCAGAAGATTGACGTTGCCCACAAAGACAGATCAGAGAGGGTCCCCTGAACCGGTGCATTGATAGCCTGACGCTCAGCCTTAGACCTCACCATGGAATCGTAACTGTCGATGTGCGGCAGATGCTTTACCCTCCCCAGGGGAGACCGGACATACTTGTTCTTCCTCCCGGCTTCCTTGGCTCGCATGTGCCACAACCTAAGACCAGGGTAAGTGTCAAAGAACTTCCCGTGTGTCTCCTCAGCCTGCTGTGAACTTAATTTCACTCCATAGGTGAAGAAGGCGTAGTCAATGAATCCCTCTGGGGACATCCCGTAGATCAACCCAAAGTTGCCAGCTTTACCCAACTGCCGAAGCTCGCCAGCCTTCTCCGGATCAGTCTTCAGTAGCTCAAGGAACTGCTCCCAGGTGTAGCCGGCCATGGAAGAAGCCGTAACAGCGTGAAGGTCTAGTCCCTCCCGATACGCTGCGATCATGTTCTCTTCATTGGCAATGCAAGCCGCAATCTTCAGTTCCCCCTGAGAGTAGTCATGAGACATCAGCAGGTAGCCTGGGGGAGCAATGAATGCCTTGCGAAGCTTCTTTGCCCACGCATTGTGTTTGGGCAAAGTCTGAAAAGCAGGGTCCCGAGCCGACAGTCTTCCGGTAATGGTCCCCCCCTCATCGTCACCCCCGTTGTAGAAGAAGTACGTAGGATGGAACCGTCCATCGTTTCGAAGATGAGAAAGAAACCCGCCGGCAATCACCCCCTCCTTGTTTCTCTTCAGGACGTAGGTACTCAGCACCTTTGAGGCAACCGCATACCGCCGAAAGAGAGCAATGAAGGGTTCCGCCTTAGGGTGCATGGCAAACATATCGAGATGGTCAGCCGTAGTAGATATCTGACCCTTCGGGGTATGTAGCTTTGGCTTGAGGTTAAGCCCCAAGGGGGAGAAGAGATAGTCGATCAACAGTGCTGCCTTGGTAAGGCTAGTGTTCTCCTTGTGCTTGGCTAGAATTCTCCCACCAATAATCTTGAAGGCTTCCTTCCGTATAGCCTCCATCTCCTGCAACAGTTCCTGCTCTAGAGAGAGGTAGTAGTCCAGATCCACAAGGACCCCAGTCCTCTCTACCTGCTCATACGACCTGACAGCAGGATGGAGAATCTTGGTGTAGAACCGGGTAAGCTTCGGGTCCTTCACAACCTCAGCACGTTCCAGCCGGCTTACCCTCCTCGCCGCATCAGCATCACCACAGGCATACACCAACAGATCATCCTGCGGGACAAGATTCATCTGCCCCTTGATCTTCTTGTACTT